CGCCAACAACATCGCGCTCAACCACTGGTCCGGCGCGCCGCTAGCGACCGACATCAGCGGCGGGGCAAGATCCAACCCGGCAGACGCTGGGGCTTACGAGCTGGTGCTGCCATCCTCCGGCTCCGGCTCCGGCCCCGGTCGCCTAAGCATCGGCATCGGCATCGGCATATAGCCATGATATACAAACAATCACGCAACGGAAAAAACCACCTCGTGGTGCACCGCGTCCCGATCTTCGTAGAATGCGAACGCGGGGACACGAGCTACGACGCCGAATGGTTGGCGAAGGCCGTCAAGCACGCGAAGACCGCCGAGCTCGAAGGCTACTTCGCACCGCTCCACATCCGGCACCACGGTGACGGGGAGGTGACGGCGGCGGGCTTCTTCAAGATCACGGGCACGGGGCCGATCACGTTCAAGGGGTCGACGTGCACCGCGGTGTTCGCCGACCTCATCATCACCGCACCGTGGGTCGAGGACGACGTGCTCAACGCGCGCCTACCGTACCGCTCGGTCGAGATCTTCAACGTCGACGAGCCAGCGTTTGATTCGCTCGCGCTGCTCGACCACGAACCGCCGTACTTGGAGCTCCCCATGCTCATGGTTGCGGATGCACAAGGGGACGACGCCACCGGTGGCGAAGTTCCACACCCCGTCGCAAATGCGACTTTCGCGAACCCGTGGCGCGACGAAGCCCGTACGCACGACTCCATGGTGGTAGCGTGCTTCCGACGCGGCTCGTCCGCCCACTTCCTCTTTCAAGACGAGACAGAACCTATGGCAGCCAAGAAGCGCACGACCCCCACGCCCACCAAGGGCGCACACTTCGCCGACGACGACAAGGGTGACGGACCACCCAATAAGGGCGACGACAAGAAGGAAGGCGAAGAGATGGAGGGCGAAGGCGGCCTCGACGTCTCGGCGGTCGTCAAGGCTATCGCCGACGGCACGATCAGCATCGCGGACATGGAAGAGATCAAAGCGGCCATCATCGCACAGCAAGGTGCTGTAGCCGACGAGCCCGAAGAAGAAGAACCCCAAGCCGCACCGGCACCGACTCCAGGCGAAGCTATGCGCAAGAAGGACGCGACCCGGTTCGCCGCGATGCAAGGCGAAATCGACGCACTCAAGGCCAACGGCACCGAGCGCGACAAGAACGACGCCCGCAAGGTCGCCGTCGCCGACGCGATGCAACGACTCGAAGGCCGCCCCATGGGTGCGGACATCGAGACGAAGCTCGTCGCGTTCCACAAGAGTTACGGCGGCGCGGCCTTCGGTGCCTACGTCGACACGCTCACGAAGACGTTTGGCAAGCTATCCGACAAGGACGTCTCGGCTATGAAGTTCGCCGGTCAGGGTGACAACACCTGTGCGGCGGCCCTCGGCTACACCTCGCAAGGTGCCGACGCAATCGAGAAGGCGACCACCTTCGCGGCGCAGCACGGCGAGCTCGCCAAGCGCAACTTGACCCGTAAGAGCGTCGAGGCGTTCGTCGAATCGAACATGGTGCGCGCCGGCTTCAAGGCCGCCGCCAAGGCAACCGCGTAGCACCAGCTACGAGGCAAACGCTCGCCTCGGCGGGCACCCCGTAAAACACAAACGAAACCAAGACAATGACCGACCAAGCAGTAAGCGTCGTACACAAGACGCGAAACCGTTCAGGCTTCAACGCCTACCCCATCGCCGACGGCGTCCCGATCTTCGCCGGCATGTTGTGCCAGTTGGAAGACGGGTACCTCAACCACTGGGATGAGACGGGCGACTTCATCGGCATCGTCCTCGGCGACGCGACCGGCATCGCACCCGGTGCCGCACTGTTAGGCGACGAAGACGGCACCCCGGTGCCGCAGGCTCGCGTCGACGAGTCGGGCACCACGTTGATGCACATGGACGTCGCGGGCACCCCGACGGCCGCGAAGCTCGGCAACCTCGTCTACAGCCCCGACAGCAACTACACGTCGTTGACGTTGACCGACACGACCGCCGCACCGGTGGGCCGTCTCGTCGCGTTCTACGGCACCGACGACGTCGACGTCGAACTCTTCACGCCGGCCGAATACAAGGCCGGTATCGCTTCTGGTACCTGGGTCTAACCCGGGTCTCTGGCACCTTCCAACAACACCAACACGAGTAACGAAAGATGAGTGACGTTCTAGCCAGTAGCGTTCTAGCGAACGGCCTGCGCACCGACTTCTGGGATACCTACGCAGCTATCCGCAACCGCCAGGCCGACTCAAAGCTCGCTCTGGTCATGGACCTTGGCGTCCCCGCGACCAACCGACAGCACGAGTTCGGATACTTCGAGGGCGCACCGCACTTCGAACAGTGGATTCGCGGCCAGTCAATCCCGGCGGACGGGTTTGACTCGACCAGCTTCACCGTTCCGGTCTACACATGGGGCCGTCGGTGCAAGTGGCACAACGAAGATCGCGAAGACGACCAGACGCAGTCATTGATGGACATCGCGAAGATGGCGGGCCAATCGGCCGCGCTGCTTCCCGAGCGTTTCTTCTTCGACCTCATCAAGATGGTGGCGGGCACGCTCCCGGCGATCCCCCTCGCACCCGATGGTGCGGCCTTCTTCTCGACGACCAACGGTAACGGCGGCAACCGCTTCGGCGTGAGCTCCGGCAACCTGTTGACCGGGTCGAACGTGGCGTCGGTGTCGAACATTCGCACCGACTACTACAACGCAATCGAGCAGTGGAAGCAGCTACAAGACGGCAAGGGGCAACCGCTCCTATCCGACGAAGTGGTCGACGGCGGTGTCGTCATCGTCCACGGCGCAGCCAACACCGAAGCCTTCGAGGAAGCGTTCATGCAACGCCGCCAAGGCGAAGTCTACGGCAGCAACACGGCCGCCGCGGCCGTCACGAACCTCGTGCAAGACGCGAGCCGCGACGTGCAGCTCTGGGGGTCGTCCCGCCTCGCAGACGACGATTGGTATGTCTTCTTGAAGAACGCGCCGAAGCGTCCGACGTTCTTCCTCGACCGTAAGGGCGTGCTCGAAGAGTCGGCTATCCGCGGCGAGAACAACAGCGACCTCGTCCGCGACACCGGCGAAGAATACGTGCAGTGGCACAGTCGGTCGGGCGCAGGCATTGCTCTGCCGTTCGGTGCGATGAAGGTAAACAACGCCTAGAATCGGTCCCGCGTGGTAGGATTCGGGGGCCGGTCGTCATCAGACGCCCGGCCCTTATCCTTATTGACCGTGAGCCGGAAATACCCCGGACGGACATAGCACGATGACGAAAGCAAAGATCAAGCCCGACGCCGACAACGACCTCGAAACGCCGCGCTCAGACGCAGGCGTACCCGCGACCGTCGCGGCAGCGTCGGCGCGACCGGACACCGAAGCACCGCTACCCCCGTCGGCGACCCGCATCGACGGTGCGTCGCTTGTGCCCAACATCGAGCAGCGTAGCCGCGCGGTGGGCATCTCTCGCCAGTTCCGCTACTGGGTCGGCGTCTCCCCGGGTTGTCCGGTCGAGGGTATCGACATGGCCGGTATCAACTTCCCGAAGATCAACCAAAAGCTCGTCGACGATCCAGGCCGCAGCGGTAACAAGGCGCGCGTGCCCGTGGTCGGTGCGCTCGTGTGGTTGACAGAAGACAAGATCCGCAGGCTGCGCGAGCAGCTACCCCGCACGGTGATTCGTTTCCTGCAAGAGCAGGGCGAAGTCGAGGAGGCGGGCACCGGCGAGAACATCGGCGACAACGCCACCCGGCCCCGCAAAGGCCACATTATCACAATCCCTTCGGCCGCGACTTTGACGAGCCGCCGCGAGAAGGGAAAGCCGACGCGCGAGTACACCCCCGACGTAAAGCGGGACGTGCCCGCGGGTCGTTTCATGTTCGCGCAACTCTGCGCAAACCAAACCCACGGCGAGCGGGGTGACTTCTACCCCGAGCCGCTCGAAGTGTCGGGTCTGGAATGGCCGGACCACCTCGAAGCCGAAGTAGCGAGCCTTCTAAAGTAACAAGACAATGAGCGGAACACCTACCGAAGCGGAACTCTGGGCGCAGTGGACGGCGGCCGTAGACGTCATCGAGACCATGCGCGCGCACGTCGACGGCACTCACGCGGGTGCCGCAGGTAAGTGGGACGTTCTGCTGCAGACGCTCGAAGGCACCTACACGCCGGTAGAGCTCGCCAACTTCGTCCAGAACTACCGCGCGGGGTGCTCTAACCTCATCAGCTCAGGGAAAGCCCTCGCGCTGCTCACGCCGATTCTCAACGAATACGGTGCCATCATCGACGCCGACGCGACGGGCACGCAGGGCTTTGGCTCTGGGTATCAAAGCATCGGCGAGCTGTTCCGTGCGATCTACGATTGGTTCGTCGTGAAGGCGTACACCGTCGAGTCACGCGCGATCACCTACGACACGAGCGCCTCGGCGGGGTCGGGCAACGTCGGCAACGGCGGCATGTCGCGCCTCTACACCGATGAGAACGCGCATGACATCGAGTCGGTGACGGTCGAGAAGAAGTACTTCAAGTGCATTAGCGACCAAAACACCGGCGTCAACGAAAACGCCGAGGTGTTCTTATCGCTCGGCGAAGCCGCGTCGCCGGATGCGGTGGGCCGCCCGGCAGCCGGTAGCGGTGCCTCGACGAGCACAACACTCGTCAGCAAGCACGCGGGCCAGGGTGCCGGCGGATCATTGCTCAACAACTCGTCATTCTCGACGTTCGACGCCACCGCCGAGAATCAATTCTCGGGGTGGGAGCGGACGTCGGGTGCATCGGGTGACATCGGCCAAGACGTCGTCAACTTCTACCGGCCGCACCCGGGGTCGAGGACTAACGCCTCTATGTCGTTGACGTGGAACTCGGCAACAATCACGCTCAAGCAGACGCTCGCGAATATGCGGGTGCGAAGGCTCGACGCCGACACGCCCTACGCGCTGCGCATTATGTGGGCGCGCGATCAGGGTGCAGGTGCCGACGGCACCGGCGGCACGCTCACGATCAAGTGTGGCTCGAACTCAGTCGCCGTTACCGTCGGTTCGCAGACGGGGTGGCAAGAGCTCGTGCTCGGGATGGATGAGAACCTTTGGCCCCGCGCGTTCAACGAGAACCCGTTCGACATCGAAATCACGTGGGCGGGCGCGACTAGCGGTGAGCTCCTAATCGACGACGCCATCTTCACGCCGATGGATCTCATCGACGGCACGTATTGGTTTCTGCGCGGCAACGCCGCGTCGCATACGCCGTGGCTCGTCGACGACGTGCTCGTCTTCACCGACACCGGCGGCGCACCCGCAACGGGCAAAATCCAGTACTGGCTGCACGTCGCCGGCCTCGGCTACCTACCCTCGGCGACCGGATCGCCCGACATCGCGGAACCCTAATGGCAGACAAAGACACCCTGTGGGCGTACGTCAAGACCACATACGACGCCGCCGGTCTCGTCACATTGACGAACCGATCCGTTCGTTCGGCGACAGCCGTCGACGACGTGGTCGGTCTCGCGCAGTCGCAAAGCGTGCTCAACCTCTGGCCCGCGTATGCGCAAGTGGCGTTCGACGCCGCGGACCCGCTGCACCTCGAAGTCGCGGTCGAGGGTGTTATCGCGATGCTCTGGCGACGCGGTGGCGCGGCGACGAGTATCGAGGCCGTCAAGTGGGACACGGTGTTTGGCGAGGGCGGCACGATCGAGAAGGTGCGGCGCACCAACCCACGCAGCAAGCGCGGCCCGTCGTCGAACAGTGCGGTGCAGACGTCGCGCGAAGACTCCAGCGGGCAGAAATCCTACGGATGGTCGGACCCTCGCAGCTTGCCCCAAGGCACGCTACCCGGCAGCGTCTCCGCTAACTGGGACTCTTAACCTATGGTCGGGCGCGCGACGTTCGACAAAGGGGACAAGCTCAACCGGATCGAGAAGAAGCTCGACGGTCCGGCGGTCGCCCTAAAGCAGATCGGCGCTCTCATGGTCGCCGAGAGCCAGCGGTCCTTTAAGTCGCAGGAGTTCGGCGAGAAGAAGTGGGACGCGCGCGCCAAGGTCAACGTGTTCGGCATCATCGCCGACTTCCACGCAGGTAAGACGGCCCCACCCAAACGACGCTTTCAGGACCGGCCCGCGCTGCGCGACACCGGCAGACTCGCAGGCTCGATCGCCTTCGAGGTGAAAGGTGACGTCGTCGAGGTCGGCACCAACGTCGATTATGCGAAGGTGCTCAACGAAGGCGGTGAGGTCGAGTCGAAGCCGATCACCTCGAAGGTGCGGCGGCTGCTCTGGCGGTGGCTCAAGAAGCAAGACACCGACCTAAAGAAGCGGCTCGGGTGGGTGCTCAACGCCAAGTTCCGAGATAAGACAATCAAGACCGAGGTACCTGCGCGGCAGTTCGTCGGCGTCACCGCCACGACGATCAAGACGGTTAAGCAGATCGTCGGCGTTACAATTATGGAAGTGGAACAGTGACAGCAGGCACCGCAACGCGAGTGCTACGAGCTCCCGGCAAGCTCGTAGTCGACCCGACCGACCTCACCATCGACTATCCCTACGGCGGCACCGAGGTCGGTAAGACTCGGCTCGTCGTCCTGTCGAGCTTCGGCTCGTCGGTTAAGGTCACGTCGGAGGGCCTCGGGGGCGAGGCTAGTGACGTGCTTGAGCGAACTAACGCCTACGTGTTCTCGTGCTTCTTGCGCGGGTGGGACGACGACGCGGTCGAGAAGTTCTTCGCCACCAACTACGCGCAAGGGGCGGTATCGGGGCACGCGGTGTTCCGCGAGCCTGGCAGCCGCATCGCCGGTGCCTCGGCGCTCGGTCGTGCGGTCAAGCTGCTCTATGTGCCCAACGACGCCGTCCACAACCCGGCCGCACTCATGTATCGGGGCGTTCCTGACTGGACCGACGGTGCGGACCTCGCGTTTCAACGGGGCGAAGAGCTCGGTATACCGCTCGCCGTCGACCTAATGCGCGGCGCAACCGGTAAGATCCTCGAAGTCGGCCGTCTCGTCGACTTGTCCCTGACATAGCAGCACCATGTTCTTTCGCCGAAAGCCCGACCCGATCCTCACCACCGACATCTACGCGCGGTGGCTGCGCGCGCAGCGGCCACCTTTCGCGCTGTTCCTCGCAATGAGCGAGGTCGAACAGGAAGCGTTCGCGCAGGTGGGCGACGTGCACGCGCAAGACGCGGCCTTAATGATTGGCTACGCAGTGCACAACCCGGAAGAGGCGGAGGACTCCCGAGACGCGCGCGGCGGTGACGCGGGGGCCGAAGAGAGCCTCGCGCGCCAGCTCGCGGCAGGACTCGCGCAGCGGCTCCAGGCCAGCACGCCGCCAGGGGACGCCAAGGAAACACCCACGCCGACCCCAAGACCTACGTCAATGGCGGGCCTCGGTGGCCGGAGGGTCGTAACCGAGGACTTCAAAGGCCGCGCAGATCGTGAGAAGCGGCTCTTCGGAACACCCCCCGACGAGGTGGTCGCACCATGAACCCTTGGCAACTATCGCAACAGCTCAAGTTCGCGCTCGGTAAAGCCGTCTGGCCCTCGGGTCTCGGCGAGGTCGTCTTCGGCCCGCTATCGGTCTTCGTCTACACCGGCGGGCAGCCCGACGAGAACATCCACCCGCCGCGCTTCCCCTTCGCACTCGTCACGATCGGGGCAGGCACGCCCGACGACGACGACCCGGACTTGCTCGAGCAGACCTTCGGCGTCATCGTAGCCGTTGAGGTGTCCGGTGACGCGCTAGGCGAAAACGCGGTCATCGGTGGCGCGCGGGTCGACTACGGCACGAGCACCGGCGCAGGTATCGCCGAGGTGGCGGCGGTCGTTCGCGCGACGGTGGGCGACCTCACCGCCTACGACGGGGCCGCCACGATCGTCAGCGGCAGCGGCACCGGTGGCGGCGGTTCCATCGGTCCCGGCAAACAGCTCGCGTTCGACGAGTTCACGGTGCAAGCTCTGTGCACCGACCAACCCACGTTCCGCGCTCCCGAGCAGTTCAAGCTCGTGGGCGATACGTGGTCGTGGCGCGGCGAGTGGTGCGCGGCTCGGTTCGACTTCGTGCAGTTCCGGGTGGGCTTCGTCACGAGCACGACCCCCGACCCGACGCTCACACAGGCCGACATGCTCTCGTTCATCTACGGCGGCCCGAACCAAGAGACCTCGTTCCCGCCGGTCGCCGGTCGTGTCTACTACCTGTTCGCGATCTACGACGGCCACGGCTCTACCATCGGTGCCGGCACCGACTCGTCGGTCGCGTCGGTGGGGAGTTACCTAGTCGTATAATGGCACGCCGCGACGACATGGTTTTTACCCCCCAGCCTGGGGTGAGCACAGAGGCGAACGCACGTGTGCGCGCGGTCGAAGAGCGGCGGCTCTACAGCGCGAACGAGAATGGGGGCATCGTGCGACGGGTGCGGCACCTGCGCAGGCTGCGGAAACTGAGGCTGCGGATGGCCGGACGCCCGGGCCTCTCGGGCGGGTCCGCTCGCGGCGCGGTGCGCGGTGCGCGCGGTGCGGCACGTGGCTTGTCGAGAGCCGTCGCGACACCGGTCGGCGCTATCGCGGCGTCGCTGGCGGTGGCGGGTCTCGTAATCGCGCGGCTAGTTTCCGGCGAGCCTTTTGAGGGTATGGGGTCGCAGCTTAACAAGCTTCTGCTCGGAGACGCCGACGACGAGGCGAGAGCCAACGCCACTACGCGCGAGCAGATCGGCACGAGCCCTATCCTCGTCGGCGTCATCGGGCGCGAGCACGCCGCCGCGATGAAGGCGGGCAGACCTAGCCAGGGCATCAACACTCAGATAGAGGCCCTCTCGAAGGTGCTAACTAAGATCAACGTCCGCAACGAAAAAGGGGCATCCACGATCCGCGAGGCGATCCCCATCGACAACACGCTCGACATGCTCATACTCAGGGCCCGTGATGCGTTCGTGAATGCGTGGGAAGGTCTGGGCGGTGGCAGCGTGTCCGAGGCGCTCGCGGCTCGGATCGGGCCCCACGTGAACGGCTCAGGTGACGCCGCAGCGGCCGGCGTCAAGTTAGGGGGCAGGTAACACAATGGCAGAAACCAAGGTCAAGGTCAGACTCGACACCCGGGTCGCGAAGAAGGCGCTCGACGGCCTCACAAAGCAGGCGAAGGCCACCGGTGCCCGGGTGTCGAGCGGCCTCAAAAGTGCGGTCACGTCTGGGTTTGGTATGGGCGCGGGCTTCGGGGCCGGTGCCGCCGCGATCAAACAGGCGACAGCGGGTGGCGTGGGTGACGTTGTCAGCGACTCTTTGGGGTCAGCGGGTGCCAAGCTCGCGGAGTTCTTCCTAGGCGACCTAGACGACAAGGCGCGCGCGAAGTCGTGGGGTCGCGACCAACTGATAAACAACTTGCAGGGCGTTATCGGGCGGCAGGGTGTCACGCCGTCCATACTCAAGGGCTTCGAGAATATGGTTAAGGTGCGCGAGTTCGACGAGATCGGGCGCGGGGTGGTTGAACGTGACACGAGGCTCTACGGCAAACCCGCTGAAGACTTCATCACGAGAATCGGCGAAATGCTCGCGAAGGAACTGAAGACCGCCGCGGACTACCTAATCGGTTTGATACCGGGTTTCGGGGGCAAATAACTATGTCAGTCGCTAACCCGATGTCGATCACGTTCGACGCATTCGAGCTCGGCGGCACCTCGTCTAGCTACCAACTGCTCGGCCCTTACGTCATCGACAAAAACTACGACACGATACGCATCGTGGCCGACGTCATGGTCGTAGCCGACTCCGTCGAGACGCTGCACCCACTAGCCGAAGCGATAGAGGACAAGTTCCGCGGGCGGCTGCTCAACGGTGCCTCGTTCGTTATCGCGATGTCGGGCAGCTCGTGGACCTACGAAGTCGGCGCGAACGTGCTCAAGGTCACAAGCACCATCACGAAGAGCGGCAACCCCGAGTTTGATCGCGGCGCATCACGTGCGTACACGATCACGATCCAAGGCGAGCTACCGGCCGACGCTACCACCGACGACGGTTTGCGCGACATCGAGGCGAGCGTGGACTACTCACCGAGCCGGCAGGCGGTCGTTACGTTCCGCGGCACCTACACGACGACCGCGACGGACGACGCGAAGACCCTCTACGAAGATAACGGCGACGACGTTTTCGCCGCTCACCTCGCCGTGGTTGACAGCACCGCGACGTGGGAACTCGTCGACGAGACGTACACGCTCGACCGTGAAGGCGACGGCACCACCCCTTCGGCGCACGTGCTCAACTTCTCCCGCCAATACGTGATGCTCTTAGCTTCACAGTCTGAGAGCGGTCTCGACGACTCCGCGATCGTTGACCACCGGGTGACGTTCACCGACTTGAGCCAGTACCCGGGGGACTCGAAAGACAACGCGCGCAGGTTGCGGCGGGTCGTGGGAAGCTTCGATTGCGGGGTACGCGCCGACGTGACGACGAACCTCAAGAGCGTCTACGAAGACAGGATCAAAACACAACTGCGATCCGTGTTCGCATCGGAGTTCTCACCGTCGGTCTTCGGCGTCGAGGAAGAGCGTGTCAGCTACGACGAAACGGCGAACAGGGTCTCGGTGTCGTTGCAGTTCATATACCAAGACGCTGACGGCGAAGAGCTGCTTGAGGTCCAGCAGTCGGTGACGGTGCGCGAGACGCGCAACATCGACTACACCCCGACCCACGGTAAGGATGAACACGCGTACGAGGCCGATGTCGGGTGGGCGGTGCTCGAACGTGTGTGGGTGAGGTCGGCGGTGGTCTTAGGTCTGGAACCCCCGAAGGGCCGTATCCACGAGCGCGCGCGATCTACGGGGGTCCTCGGCAGGTTCGACGACACGATCAACGGCCAGCAGGGGCCAGACCGCCAAGACACCGGCGAGGTCCAAGACACCGGGTGGAACGTCCTATCGTCGGCGAGCCAAGTGACCCCGAAGTACCTGGGGAGTTCATCCGGCGAACAGATAGAAGTTTCAGTCTTGACAGAAACCGTCGTCGAGCGGTGGCACAAGAAACCCGGCCCGCGCACCAGCACCCCCACGGGGCCGATTACACCCGGGGAGTGATAGAGCAGATGGCACTACAAAAAGCGGAGGTCTTGTTTGGGGGTGTCCCCCTCGCGGCAACGTCGGGCGTGTCGTGGTCGTTCGTCAGCGGGGTCAAGCCCTTCGTCACGACGTTCACGGTGCATCGCAGCAAGTGGCAAGAGCTCGAAAGCCAACTCGGCGTACCTCTGACGTTAGAGATCACCGACAGCGGGGGTAGGAAGACGGTGATCGAGAAGCTGTACATCCTACACCTCGCCCCGAGCGACTCCCCCAGCCGGGTGCGGTTCGTCGTGGCCGACGCGCGGTGGAAGTGGGGGCGGCAACTTGTCGCGCGTGACTTCAACATGCCCCGGAAGTCGGGCGACCGCACGGCGCTCAACACGGTGCCAGTCGAGACGCAGGTCGTCGTTGATGAGTACGACTATTTCCCCTACTCGCTCCAAGCGGGTGCAGATGGAGGGGGTGCCAAGTGGACCCCGAGGGCGGCGGTCGAGGAAGTGCTCGGCATCATTGAAGAGGGGAACTTCACGATCGAGTCGTTCCCCATCAAAGACACAACCGGCGCGGGTGACGCGGGGGAGTTCTCTTTGCAGGGGGTCATGCTCAGGGACCCCGGCGACGCGGCTCTCGGGCGGCTTTTGTCCTACATCCCCGGTGCCGACGTCTACATCAACGACAAAGGGCGCGTCATTGTGTACGACGCCACCGACATCGACGCGACGAAGGAGCACTTGCAAACGCTCCCCATGGGGACCTTTTCAGGAGAAAAAGCGGTCTGGGTAGACCGGAAGGCGATCCGACCCGCACGCATCCACGTCTATTATCAACGCGAGATGGAAGTCAAGCTCGACTTCTCGGACAACTACGGGGGCAACACGTCGGCAACACCCGTCCGCTACACGGCCTACCTCGAAAACGTCTGCACCACCGTCGACACCAAGACCACGGTCACCGAATACGACCCGGTGTCTAACAAGAGCTCAACCGACGAATTGAACCCCGGCACGTGGGTCGAGTTCAAACAACTGCTCTACTCGTGGAACGAGGACAGGCCCCCCGAGGGCTTGGTCGAGTGGGACTTCGATTCGATCGCTCTGCTCTGGGTCGACGGGCGTCTCGAAGGTGCTCTCGGTGTCCCGATCGACTCCAGCAACGCCCACAACATCGCGAGCCGCGTCGCGGCGATGCAGGAGCACTTCCGGCAGACGTTCAGAATCAACCGCCTATACACCGAGCGCGCGCGCTCTATCAAGGGCGTCCGCGCGGGTATGCTGCACCCCGTCAAGTCGACACGGGCCCCCGCGGCGGTCTGGGGTCAGGCGTGCCGGATACCCACGGACAAAGGTAAGCGGTGGCGCGGTGCGTCGGACGACCCCCAACACTGGGCCGCGTTCCACAACATGGATCAGATCAGTCGAGTGCTCGCGGGGCAGATCAGCATCATCGAGGCGGAGCCGAGTCCCGCGTCGGTGGTCGTCGAGAGCGAAGATCTGGGCATCATAAAAATCGTGTGGAAGTCACCCCCGAGCGGCACCTATGGAAGCACGATACCGTGCAAGCTCGTAGACGAGGACGGGAACGACGGTGTCGTTTACTTCGACATGTCGAACCAAGACGAGCTACCGATGGACACGGGTATCCGGGTTTCGGCGGGCACGAACAACATACGCCTAGCGAAGCAGATGCGGTTGTCGGTGATCCTCACCATGGTGCCTTCGGCACCGAACAACGAGAAACAGTTCCACCGCGAGACGGTCGAGTTCTCGGACATCGCGACAATCTTCCGGCGCGAGTACGGTATCAAAGATGGCGACGGCCCCGACTTGCATGTCTTCGTACCCCCCGGTGAAGCCACTGCGCGCTTTGCGATACAGGAAGCGGGCGCGGCAGCGATCACGGCCGCTAGCGTGTTCGGTCTCTTCGGCGACCCCACTACGGCGGGCGTTGAAGGGCCCGACCTTCCCGGCTACGTGCTCACGAATGGCGAACGTGAGATCAAGCCCCACGCGGTCAGCCTCGCGGCGGAGCTGCTCGCCAACTTCGCCGACAACGTGCAGGGGCAGGTCGTCACGAGGATGCCAGACACCGGTGTTAAGCTCGTGGGTAACATGAGCGGCGCGACCATCCGCGTAGGGTCTGCACCTTCGGGCAAGGTCGACGCCGTGCACTCGTTCCCCGGTCAACAGCGCCAAATATCCCGCCTCGCAGTCATGCCCGAGAGTGTCAGGCAGCTCGTTCTTGGTATCGTCCCCTTCGACAAATAATGGGTTTCCAAGGCTTCCAGAATCTCGGGTACTTTCCGTTACAGGACCACGCGCACGGCAACGACGGCACCCCTCTGCACGCACGCGAGATGATAGCGGGCGGCCGTATCTCGCGCATGGACGGCCCCAACACGGCGACCAACGCCAAGGGCCTCGTCGTCGAGTATGCGAAGCACGAGGGGCTCGGCACCCTCGGCGACGTTCACCCGTGGCTGTTCTGGCAGACCCGCGAACGCGGGGTGCGCGGCATGGGGTCCTACGCGCAAGCGTTCGCCACGCTCGCCGTTGACGCCGACGGCTACTACGGCAAAGTCAGCGCGCAACCGATGCGGGACCGCACGTTCAAGAACGACACCCGATACCGGGTGCTTGATGCCGCGTGGCCGGCGGGTCTCTCGGCGGTGCCGCGCGGGGCGATCCTCGCGATGCTCCCGGGCACCGACGAGGCCGAGCAACACGAGCTCGCGCTATGGGCGGACCCCCGTTTAATCGCACCCCACACGAGCGGCCCCGGCGAATGCGGGACTCTCGTGTGCGACATGCAGCCGACGCACGAAATATGTATGGACGGCTCGGTGAGCCCCGGGGTGGGCGGTCGCACCGCGCGTCTGCAAACCCTCATGCGGGTCATCCCGGTGGCACCGGGTAAGCAGTTCGCCGACTTGCCGGGCCGCACGGCAAACGTGCTCGCGCTCAACTACAGCACCACAGGTGCCGACTCGATCCCGTGCTTCGGTCCCGTCTGGGGCATGATGCAGCAGGGGGGCCCCCAGTCTGGCCCAATCACCGGCGGCCCCTCGGGTGGTGGTCCGATCACGGGCGGCCCCTCGGGTGGTGGTCCGATCACGGGCGTGCCTAGTGGCGCGGCGCTCGCGGGCGAAACCAACATCGGCGCAGGTGCCTTCGGCGGCACGGCCGACGGCCCCGGGGGCAACTCGACCGAGTTCACCCCGGGTAAGTTCGGTGAGTTCCGCACGAACACCGTCGCCGCGCACGGTACGGGCCTTATGGCCGCTATGGGTGGCGGTGGCCCTATCCACCTCGGCGCGACTGGCGACAAGCACCAGCACGGCCGCGACCGCGACGGGCACCCGATCAATGCGGCGCACATTTCGACGGATGCGTTCTACTACTCAGACCCCAACCGCGACGCACCCCTCGCGTTCGAGGGCGACTACCCGAACCCGGCACCGTTGCCGATCCCGGCACCGGCGCACATCAGCTACGACCGCGAGTCGACGCACAGCTTCCGCGGCGGGACCAAGGAAGGATATTGGCGTTTGTGGTGCGAGACACCCGACGTAACTCCACCGACAGAGCCGCCACCCTACCAGCCGACGGGCGGTGGTCAGCCTACAGGCGACCCGACAGGGCCACCGCCCCCGGGGCGACAACCGCCTCCGGGCAGGCCGACAGGCGGCGGCAACCCGACAGGCGGCGGCAACCCGACAGGCGGCGGCGGTGGTGTTCCTAGCGGGCCGGGCGGGTCCCCCACAGGCAGACCAGGGTACCCCACCAGACCAGGGCCCCCGAACCCTGGCGGCAAACGCTCCCCCGGGTACCCCGCATCGGGACCGATCAAACCAGGAGGGGGGGCCCCGCAGCCCAACCCCCCGACCGGCCCGCGCGGGCCGACCACCGGTGGTGCGGGCGGGCAACCGTCAGTACCATGCAA